AGCAGCCAGAAGATGTGGCGGCAGCCTTCCCAGACGTGACCTTTGCGGTGTGCTATAGCCGCAACCACATGAAGGAGAAGAATAGTAAGTCAGCCCGGCCCAAGTTCCATTGTTATTTTCCGGTAGAACGGATCACAGACAGCAAGGTGTATACCGCCATGAAGCAGCAGCTTCGGAAGCGATTCCCTTGGTTCGATGCCAATGCAATGGATGCAGCTCGGTTCTACTTTGGAACAGAGGAACCGCAGGTCATGTTCTTTACTGGAGAGAAAACCGTGGATCAGGTGCTGCCAGAACTAATTACTGCAGGTAGCCGGAATGCTACGTTGTCTCAGAAAGCAGGATGCATTATCAAGCGATACGGTAATACCGCCAAAGCGGAACAATTGTTCCGGGAAGAAGCAGCACGGTGTGTGCCGCTTCTGTCAGATCAAGAGTTGGACAGCATCTGGAGCAGCGCTAAGAAGTTTGGAGAACGGATCGCGCAGAGGGAGGATTATATTCCACCGGAGCAGTTCAATACCCCAGCAGAAAAGCTGGCAGCCATGCATCCGGAAAGCAATCGGCGGTATGCGTGGTCGGACATCGGTGCCAGCCGCCTGTTCGCAGATTACTACAAGGACATTGTTCGCTATGTGCCGGAGCGTAAAAGCTGGTACTGCTACGGTGGCGGTGTATGGAGCGCGGATGTGGGTAACCTTCGTGCTATGGAATACTGCAAAGAACTGGCGGATGCCATGATCGTCTATGCCTTATCTATTGAAGATGAGCAGCGGCGGCAGGAATTCCTAAAATACTGTGGCAAATGGCAGACCCGTCGGGTACGGGAAACCATCCTTCGGGATGCGCAGGGTATCTACCCCATTTCCATGCGGGAGTTCGACTGTGATCCTTACATATTCAACTGCAAGAACGGAACCTTGCATTTGAATACCATGGAATTCACTGAGCATCGAGCAGAGGACAGACTGACGAAGACCAGCGATGTGAATTACGATCCCAAAGCCTGCTGTGACCGTTTCCTGACCTTTGTCGAAGAGATCACCAGCGGAGATGCAGACAAAGCCAGATTCTTACAAAAGGCTCTGGGCTACGGTATCAGCGGTGATACCCGGCATGAATGCCTGTTCATTCTCTATGGTGCCAAGACCCGTAACGGCAAAGGTACCCTGTGTGAGAGTGTGCTGAATGTCCTCGGTAGTTACGGATGCACAGCTAGACCAGAGACCATTAGCATCAAGCCCAATGTTAGCAGCCAGACACCCAGTGAGGATATTGCGCGACTCGCCGGTGTGCGCTTCACCAACATCTCTGAGCCGGGACGAGGACTGGTGCTGAATGCGGCGCAGGTCAAGAGCATGACCGGTAATGATACCTTGAATGCCCGCTTCCTGCATGAAAACAGTTTTGATTTTAAGCCACAATTCAAGTTGTACATCAATACCAACTACCTGCCGGTGATCAATGACATGACCCTGTTCAGCAGTGGCCGCGTGGTGATTATCCCCTTCGACCGGCACTTTGAAGAAGCGGAGCAGGATCGGATGCTGAAAACAGAGTTTTCCAGACCAGAAAACCAGAGCGCCATCTTGAACTGGCTGGTGGAAGGCTACCGGGTGACCATGCAGGAAGGACTAGCCCAGCCAGCAGCGGTAAAGGCAGCCACCGCAGAGTATAAGCGGGACAGTGATAAGGTGACACAGTTCGTGGAGGAAAAGCTGGAGGCAGCGCCGCTGGCTGAAACAAAAACCTCACTGGTATATGACTGCTACCGGGTATGGTGCAGTGAAAATGGCTGCTATGCAGAAAGTAACCGGAACTTCAATCAGGCGCTGCGAAGTTTTGCTGAGGTAGTGCGAAAACATCCAAGAGAGGGTGGCGGCCAGACAACGTTGCTCCGTGGCTACCGCATCAAAGGTATGCCACAGGCATTATAAAGGTAAGAAAAAGCATATGCGCAGAATTGCGCAGGAAAAATAGGTCTTCTCTATAAAGAAATGATTTTGAAAATAACCTATAAAACCTGCGCCAACCTGCGCACCAGACGAAAGGAGATAAGAAAATGAAAAAGATAGTCGTGTACGGCACTGCGGATGGTAAATTCCCGGAGGAATATATGGTACCGGAAATCTTCAGCACCGACAACTGTGATGGCATGCAGATCTATGACAACTGCCGCGGTGGCATTGCCGTGTTGCAGCGCAGTGACAATCCCTGCCCCATGCCTTGGAGAATGTACCTCGGTGGCTGCAGCATGGTGTTCTTCCGTACCTACAAGGAAGCCAAGGACTTCTGCGATAAGCGTGGCTTCCGCTTGAAGCAGCGGGGTGGCAAAAGATGCGGCTGATAGACAAGCTGTTCGGCAGGAGCAGAATCCTTACCTTGGGAAAGCTGTATTACCAGAATCGGGATGGAGAACCGGTGATCATCAGCAAGGATATCCGGTATACCGTTCGCTGCGGTAACAGTAACCTGCACATGTATGAATGGCAGGATGTGGAGAATCACTGCAAGAAGTATGGTTATACCCCTGTTCCCTGACGGGCAGGGGGAGGTCAAATCTCTAGCGGAACCGTACCCGAAACGGGCGTGGGGTCACACGCGAAAAATCGGGAAATCAAGAGGGGAATAGCCCCATAAATCAAGTAATCAAATTATAGGAGGATAATTTTATGGGTATTTACAAACTGGGAAGCAAAGGTAACAGCATGGTTAAGTTCCCTATGAACCATCTCTGCAGTGATCAGTATGCGCGGGAACACTTCGATCTCTACTTGAGTGAAGAGCTGGGGCATCGCTACCGGCTCCATGCCAAGGCTGCACATTTCACGGATGATTTTCTTCCCTATGAGATTCTTTGTCCCCGCTGCAAAAGGGAAATGAAGTGTGTGGGTGGTCCTAAGACACTGCACGAACTGGGCCTGTATGAATGTAAATGTTCTAAATATTAAGGAGGAAAACGATATGTACCATTCTACTGAATATAACCGTGAATTCTGGAATGCCATGAGAGGCAAACCTGTGAAATTTGATTTTCTCGATGCCGGAAAGAATACCTATACCGGTAGTTACAAGCTGCCCTATGAGTCCAGAAAGAAGTTTGCAGAAGCCCGGAAGCAGGAGAACCTCTTCCGGCAGCTCGCAACAGTGGTTGGAACCCCCAAGGGTGAGTATGTTTTCTGGGCTTTCGATAATGAGCCCTCTACCACTTGGTTGAATCAGAATAACACGAACAGCTTCTTTGAAAACACCGAAGTGTTTGACAAACACAAGTTGAAGTGCCGCATTTTGGGCGCAGCTATCCTGATGCCCGAAGATTTCTGCAATGATGCATCCTTCGATGTGGAGTCCCATATCCTGAAGGATTTCGGTCGTAGCATTGGCCGGGCAGAGGATGCAGCCTTCATCAGTGGTGACGGTGTGGATGCACCTAGTGGCTTTCTGAACGATGCTGTGATCGGCCACAGCACCGGTGACATTACTTACGATGATGTGATCCGCCTGTATTTCTCTCTGGATAAGAAGTACCGCCGGAATGCGGTGTGGATCATGAATGATGAGACTGCCCTAAAACTGCGTACACTGAAGGACAGTGCGGGCAACTACCTCTGGAACCAGCAGAACAATACGATCATGGGCAAGCTGGTGCATATCACGAACTTCATGCCCGGTGAGGCAGCAGGAGCCAAGCCTATTGCCTTCGGTGATTTCAGCTACTACTGGATCATTGACCGTATGCCCTTTACCATGCGCCGTCTGAATGAGCTGTTCATCACAAAGCAGCAGGTGGGCTTCCTCGGCTATGAATATCTGGATGCCAAGCTGATCCGTCCTGATGCCGTTCATGTGATGCAGATTACCGCATAATCCTCACCCCGGCGCAGTTGCTAACTGTTTGCTAATACTTGGCAGGTGCGCTGGACTTTCTAATCCTTCTCTGGTACCCTTGCCCCTGCCTTACAGGGGTAAGGGTTATCAGAAAGACGAAAGGAGGTCGGTGACATGGGAAAGAAACGAGTGGTGGCTTACGTCAGAGTATCTTCATCCAGCAAAGCACAGCTTCATAGCTATGAGTTTCAGGAACAGTACTGGCGTGGGAAGTTTGAAAACGACCCGGACAATGAGCTGATTCGGATCTATGCAGACCGGGGTATTAGCGGTAGCAATGCCTACAAGCGTCCAGAATTCATGGCCATGATGAAAGATGCCCGGAATCGGAAGTTCGATGTGATCCACACAAAATCCGTGTCCCGGTTCGCTAGAAACACCGTACAGCTTCTGGAAGCGGTGCGGGAACTGCGAGACCTTGGAATTGAGGTTATATTCGAAAAGGAGCAGATCAGCACCCTACAGCCAACCAGTGAACTGTTCCTGACCATTGCGGCTACCATAGCAGAAAACGATTTGGAGGTAGACTCCCAGCGACAGAAATGGTCCTTCCAGCACCGCTTTGAAAACGGCTGGTATTCCATCGGTAGCAGCATGTACGGCTACCGAATGACCGGGAATAACACGGTGGTGATCGTACCGGAGGAAGCAGAAGTGATTCGCTGGGTTTATGATATGTACCTCTCTGGCTGTGGCTGCCCCACCATTGCCAGAATCCTCAATGAAGCAGGGATCAAAACAGGAGTGGGCATGCCATGGAGAGCCAGCGGTATCCTGAAGATGATCTCCAATGAAAAGTACATGGGCGATGTGATGATGGGAAAGAGCGTCAACATCGACGGTAAGAAATGCGACAACCTAGATGGACAGTATGGAGAGCGGTACTACATAGAGGATGCCCATGAGGGGATCATCAGTAAAGAAACCTACTACAAGGCCATGGAACTGCGCCAGCAGCGGGCAAATCCAAAGCTGGTGAATCAGGAAACAGTAGAATATCCCTTCACCAGAAGGATCGCCTGCGGCTGTTGCGGTAGTTACTTCCGGCATAAGGTGAACAATCCCGGAAAGAAATGGGCGAATGATATTTGGATCTGCGCCCGGCAGGAGCAGAAAGGCAAGGCACACTGCGACAGTACCCGGATCAAGGATACGGTGCTGAAAGAAAAGTTCGTGGAAGCATACAATGAATTCGTCACCCTCAGACCGGAGGGTGAGACCATAGAGGCAATACAGAAATGCATCCAGAGACTAAGAGCAGAGGAAGAAAAACTGGCAGCACTGCTGATGCGAAAGCTGATTTCAGAAAACGCTTTCCGCACAGAACAGCAGTCCATAAAGGCAGAAATCCGCAGGCTGCAGGAGCAGCTCCAGCAGCTACGATGCAGCGCGGTAAGAGAAAGCGACTATACAACGATCACAGACTTCGATGAAGAAAAGCTGAAGCTATTCATAGAGAAGATCATTATTATGGAGGAAAAACGCGTGATCTTCCGCTTCTTCAATGGAGTGGAGATCACGAAGGAATATACAAACGGAAAATCCGGAAATAAACCTGGCTGGAATCTGAAGGAGGTATGAACATGGCGCAGGCAGCAACACGGGTGGTGAGGCGAATCCCATCGGCAGCACTATTCACCACAGGGCAATATCGCA